CAACTCCAAAAACCCCAATACGGCCTAAAGTCACTCGCCTCTCCGTTTATTAGTGAGGCCGAAGCCGCTCAGTTTAAAAAATCCATTGAAGCATTCTGCAAAAGCGATGGTAAGGCTTATCCAATTTTGTATCGCAAGATTTATGAGCATTACGGTATCGCCACCTACAAAAACATCCCCGCAGGTAAATTAGCAGAAGCAGCGCGTCTTTTAGGCATGAAGTTACTACCCCTAAAAAAGCAAGCCATTCCAGCCGAACCCCTTAAGCTGGCCTTTACCCCAGAAGAACTCGAAGACTTAGTGGCAGAACGCATCAAAACCGTAGCCGGAGAAATTATGCCCAAACAACCCGAAGAGCCTGTGCAACACAATAGCATCGCCATCAATCTTGTGCCGTTAGAAAATGGAGAAACTAGACGCTGGATAGTTACCCAAATGGCATCCGAAATAGGTATGTTTCACTCTATTCCTTCTGATCAATTGGTTCAAAGCAAAGCGAAGTTTATGGCTGACATAGGCGGGAGTAAAGAGTCGCTACAAGAATTGATTAGCAACCATATCCCTCTTGAGCTATTGCCTTGGTTGATTAATTTATCCAGTGAGCGCATGGGCGATTGTATTCAGAGTTTAACCATCAACACAACTGTTGCCGCTGCGGCTTAGGGAGTTTGGGGATGATTAAGTTAGCAAGTCTTCAAAGTAGTTTGACTAGCACGGCAACAATGCCGATGGCGAAAGCAACCAGCGTACCCAGCTTGATGATTAAGCGCTGTTCAAGTTCACGCATGTCACGACTAACGTCATCTATATCTCGTTTAGTCGCTAAGTCTGCTTCGCCTTGCATAGGACGCTACGATGGAAAAAATGACTTTAACACTAGTGACATGACACCGGCAATTAAAATGCCTAGCATCCAGCGATTAAGCTTTAGTTCGCCATCGATGCGCTCAAAGCGTACATCAATATCTCGGCGTAAGTCGCTAATGTCGCGCTTACTAGCTAAGTCTGCTTCGCCTTGCGCATCACTAAAAGCGTCTGCGAAAGCTTCCGCCTGTTCTTCTTCAAGTCCGGCTGTCCTTAGTTTACGTACAAATTTATGGGTGTCAAAAGTGATGGTTGCCATAGCTGTTCCTAGTGAAGTTAAGTTAGCGGGTTATCAAAGTAGTTTGACTAGTGCAGCGATAACAGCTATTTGCCCTAGTGCCAAGCCAATAGCCCACTTGACTAATCTATTTTCAAGATCAAGAAAGCGTGAATCCATGCGTAACTCCAGTTCTCTAAGCCGGTTATCTAGCGAGTTGTTAGTGACTAAGTTATCCAGATCATATTCATGTTTGGCTTGCTCAAGCGTAGATACGATAGCCGCTTTTTGTAAGCGCGTTATCGTTTCCGCCTGTTGGTCACTAAAGCCTGATGACTTAAGTTCGTTAAAAAATTCGTGCGTATCAAAGTTGATGGCAGCCATTGTTACTCCTAATGAGGTGAATTATGAAGGGGAAAAGGCTTTTAACACTAGCGAGATAACGCCTGCCAACATTAAACCTATCATCCATTTGATAACTGCTAAATCAGTACGTATGGGCGCTAATTCTTGCTGGAGCTTAATGTCAAGATGCTCTTTGGTCACTAGTTCTTTAAGATTTACCTCAAGGGCTTCTGATAAAGCCTCTGCCTCAGCTTCTGCTTGTTTATCAGGTACACCTGCTGATTTAAGTTTATTAGCAAATTTTAGCGTGTCGAAAGTAATAGTGGCCATGATGATTCCTAATGAAATTAAGTTGGCTGATTATCAAAGTAGTTTAACCAGTGCAGCAACGATGCCGATGGAGAAAGCCATAAGCGCACCTAGCTTAATGGTTAAGCGTTGCTCCATCTGGACAAATCTAGCATCTATATCACGACGTAGATCATCAATATCGCGGTGTAAATCTTTTTGGGTAGCCAATAAGTCTTCTTTAGTGACTAACTCTTTAAGGTTAACTTCAAGTGCTTCTGCTAAGACTTCTGCCTCAGCTTCTGCTTGTCTATCAGGCACGCCAGCAGCTTTAAGTCTATTAGCATATTTTAAAGTATCAAAAGTAATAGCAGCCATAAGTAATCCTAGTTATTTTAATTTTTATACCAGTTTACCACGCTTAAAAACAATTTAATCAATCTAAAAAGGAAAGTATGTCTATTAATAAGTGCGTTTTCATGGGCAATTTGGGTGCTGATCCTGATCTGCGTTATTTACCCACTGGCACGGCTGTCGTTAATTTTTCGATAGCCTGTTCTAAGCGGTGGACAGATAAAGCCACTGGCGAGATTAAGGATAAAACCGAGTGGATTAGGTCGGTTAGCTTTGGTAGGCGGGCAGAGGTGATTGCCGAGCACTTTAAAAAAGGCAGTCTGATATATGTTGAGGGTGAGCAGTGTACTCGTAGCTATGAAAAAGACGGCGTTAAGCATTGGGTGACTGAGATAGTGGTATCAGAGTTTCAGTTTTGTGGACAGCAAGGTAATAGTGGCAATGATGCTAGAGCCAGTCAGCAAGCTAGTGCTTATGGTAAGGCACAGCCTAATAATCCAACGATGCCGCCAGTGCCACCTGCTTATGAAGACTTTAATGACGATATACCTTTTTGATGTATGAAAGTCATAGGCATTGATCCAGGTCGCCACACTGGAATTGCTCTTTCAGACAATGGCAAGCTAACCGAGGTGTTTGAAACGGATTTTTGGGGGGCAATTCAGGTTATCGATAGCTTTAAGTATGCCGCTATCGTGGTTGAATTACCCTCCAATAAGCATGTTTGGCATAACAAAGCGGTAACAAAGGGCGCAATACAACGTACCGGTGTTAATGTCGGTTCATGTATTAGAGAAGCAGAATTATTAATTGCCTACCTTGCGAATAAAGATAGGCAAGTAATTATAGAAAAACCAGCCGGAAAAGTTAATAGCGCTGCATTTAAGGCATTAACAGGCTGGGAGAAGCAAACTAACCAACACATGCGCGATGCAGGCGTTATGGCGCATAAATATAGATACTTATCCCCTGAGGAGTAAATAAAAATGAATACAGAGGTATTAATAATAGTTGTAACTACGGTATTTTTTACAGGTTATCTAATGTATATGGCCGCGAAGAATAACAGAGAATGATTGATATAGGTGTGATCGTGGTAAAGATTATAAATTTCATTGAATTTATTGTCTTAGTTTTAATGCTGCCGGTATTGATCTATGACATCTGCAAAAAAGATAGTCGTTTTTGTAAGTCCTCAAAATCAAGAGAAGAAGATAATTAATGAATCGCTACAACTGTAAGAATGGAATGATGGAATATTACACAGATCCTGATGGTTATTGGGTTACTTATGAAGATCACAGCAAAGCCTTAGATAGTGTTGAGCATGCACTTGATAATGCTTTAGAGGATGTGTTTGATCAGAAATATCTTATATCCGACATAAAATCAAAGCTTTCAAGCTCAAATAAACTAGTGACTAAACTACTTATAGTCATTGTGTCTTTATTAGCCTTTCAATTTTCAAAATACACAGGATTAATCTAAATGAAACGATACAACCAAGGATTTTATAAGTTTGGCGCTATGGAGCAATGCGATACAGGGGAGTGGGCAAGGGTTGAGGATTGTTATGATCTTATAAATCATGAAAGGGAAGATTATTATTTTGGATATTCCGAATTAGCAAAAGAAATGTACCAAGAAAATAGCGCGTTATTGTTTAAGTTAAAAGTAGTTACCGCAGGGCTTATTGTCTCTTTTGTCACTAATGCAATGCTAATAGCGGTCATGTAAAGAGTTGGTATTTAACGTAGTTGTGAGGGGTTTAAGGCAGGGCGACTAATAGTCTTCTGACGAAATTGAGAGAGTTGTAAACATGCCGCTTTTTTATGGAGACTAGTAATGGATATTAGCTATTTTAAATATGACGGGGCTTTGGGCGATTACTTTACTTGTCCAAAAGGATTAGGCACTTATTCAACTGATTTTTGTGCACGAATGTATACGGAGGCTATGTCTCCTGTGGGTTTAAAAGAAGGACTTAGATTTACATGCAAGTCATGCCAAGTCGGCGCTAAACATGCCGGTGCTTGCAGTAATTCAACATCCTGCTTTCTGGGTAAGCTATTGTGCTCAAGATGCCAAAAAGGTGCAAATCGATTAATTCGTGGCTCAATCTGCGTAAGTTGTTACAACCGTGAGCGCGAAGTTTTGATAGGCAAAAATGCAAAAGGTTCGCCGCCTATTTTTTGCAAGGAAGTGGGCTCTGCTTATGTCTCATGCGCTATTGATGCAGGTGAAACCACTCAAGTTAGAAAGCTTGATAAGGTAACGTCGCTAATGGAAGTCTATTTATCTATTTTACGGACTGCACCTAAGGCTGTTTGGTTTGGTATGGTTAACCCAACTCCTATCGCTGAGGCTAGTTATTGATGGGATGGGAATTAATTGATCATGTCTGCAAGCATTGTGCAGGTCGTATTATTGAGCAAATGACAGATGAAGGAGAGTTTCGGTACCGCTGTACAAATTGCGGTGCTGAGGTGATAGGTGAGCATACCGAATTATGCTGGTGCGGGGCGTCTGTACAAAAGTATGGTCATGTCTTTGAGTGCTTTGTTAACCCAAAAAAATCAATATCAATGCCGCAAGAGGTTTTGATTAGAGAACGTGTGTTGCAGCCATTTACACCATCTCTTTTTAGACATGCAAGTATTGATGACGACTATAAGTAGGGCGTAGGAGTGGATATAGAAAAGCCTCGTTAAGGGGCTTTTTTATTTGCATTGATTTGGTAGTGACAGCACGCTTTGTGCATTAGAAGCTTATAGAGTTTAGAAATGGCATATAGTGAAAAGGATTGGGAGGTTGTTAGGGCTTATTATCAGCAAGGACTATCCCTAGCAGAAATTATTGAAACGCCTGAGGTAAAGAAGATAGGCATTACCGATAGAAGCGGCATAAGCAAGAAAGCTAAAAAAGAGGGCTGGCTAAAAGGAAAAAATTCAACACTTGTTGAAAAAGTTATTCAATCTAAACAACTAGATAAAGAGATAGAAAAAGAAAAATCAACCTTTAATTCAACAGAGCTTGGTATTTTCAACAGCATTGTTGACAAAAAGCTCCGTGATCTTGAATTGTGCGATAAGGCGCAAAGGCTGGTTATAGATATGACTATTAAAAAGCTTAAAAAGCTTAAAAAGATTGGCATTGATAATGTTTCTTTTCAGGACATTAATGCTGCTGGATCTGCGATTCAAAAGTCTCGTGATGGTTTGGTTGGTAAAGAGCTTACTACAGTGATTAACAACAGCAATACGGCTATTGCACAAAGTCATTCAGTGTCATTGGTCAATATCCCTGCGCATGAACTTAAGCTGGCTTACTACGGCGAACTAGATGATGAATATTGATAGAAAAGAAATTGATCTTAAAGCCAGATTGATTAACGAATTTGATTTTTTTATAAGGTATTTCTTTAAGCATCAATTTGGGCGTAAATTCATTATGACGCCTCATTTTTATGAGATCATTGATGCGTTGGTTGAGGTGGTAAAAGGTAATATTACTCGACTTATTATCAATATCCCCCCTAGATATGGGAAAACAGCCGTAGCCGTTAAAATGTTTGTGGCATGGGTATTGGCTAATAATCCGGGCGCTAAATTTATTCATTTATCGTTTTCTGATGATCTAGCGCTAGATAATTCAAGTGAGATAAGAGAGCTAATCAAGTCTGAAGAGTACCAGCGTATATTTGGGGTGGCTATTAGAACTGATTCGGATAGTAAAAAGAAATGGTACACGATGGCAGGTGGCGGCTTGTATGCAACGTCTACTGGTGGGCCAATTACTGGATTCGGAGCTGGCGCTAAAACTCGTGAGAGGGCGGGTACAAATAGTCCGTGTGATGGTTTTGAGGGTTGTCTCATACTTGATGACCCATTGAAGCCCGATGATGCATTCTCAGATACAATGAGAAGCCGCATTAATACCCGCTTTAATAACACTATTGCTTCGCGTGTTAACTCACCAACAACACCAATTATAGTGATAATGCAGCGTTTGCATGAAAATGATATGACAGGTTTTTTACTAGAAGGTGGTAGTGGTGAAGAATGGCATCATGTTTGTTTATCGGCTATTAAGCCTGATGGAACTGCTTTGTGGCCTGAGATGCACACTATAGAAAAACTAAGGGCAATGGAGCAAGCAGATCCCTATACATTTGCTGGCCAGTATATGCAGATACCTTCGCCTTTGGCGGGTGGTATTATCAAGCCGGACAATATTAGCGTTGTGCAGGCTATTCCGCATGGTGTGACCGAATGGGTGAGAGGTTGGGATTTTGCAGCTTCTACAACGGGTGATTTTACTGCTGGCGCTAAGATTGGACGCTTAGCTGATGGTCGGTGCATTATCGCTGATATGGTGCGCATAAGAGTGTCGCCTGATGAGCGAGATGCTGCATTGGTTAATACAGCGGCTCGTGATGGTGATAACTGCCGCATATCTATTCCGCAAGATCCTGGGCAAGCGGGATTAACTCAGGTTAAATATTTGGTGCGTAGTCTGTCTGGATTTTCAGTTAAGGCTACACCTGAGTCTGGTAATAAGGTGGTAAGGGCTGAGCCGTTTGCTGCTCAGATCAATGTCGGTAATGTGGTCATGCTTAAGGCTGATTGGAATGATGCGCTTATCAGTGAGATGCGTATGTTTCCTAATGGTACGTTTGATGACCAAGTTGATGCGCTTTCTAGGGCGTTTTCAATGCTTATTGGCAATGAGCCCGCTATGATTTTCATTCCTGGCGTAAGCAAGCCGGTTAATCCAGTGCAGGCACGCATATCAAAAGAAATGCCTGGGCTGCCTAGTGGTGTTATTGATGCAATTCAAGTGCCTGATGGAAACTTTTGCGGAAACTGCTCTGCGTATAGCGAGGGAAAGTGTTTAGATCGTGGGTTTTTGGTAGCTGTTCGTGATGTTGGGTGTCAATCATTTATACAAAGATAGGAAAAGCTCAAAGTAGCTTAACCAGGGCTGCAACAATTCCGATAGCAAAAGCCATTAATGCGCCTTGTTTAATAATTAGTCGTTGTTCCATTTTAATTAAGCGCGTGTCTATATCTTTACGTAAATCGTCTATATCTCGTTTAGTTGATAATTCATGCTGTGATTCAACAATAACGCGTACAAAGGCATCAGCCTGTTCTTGTGTAACGCCAACTGATTTTAATTTAATGACGGCTTCTTGGGTATCAAAAGTAATAGTGGTCATATTTTCCTCGAAGTTTTAATGACAGCATGATCTTGTTAGGTATTATTATAGGTCGTGACACTACGATTACCAGAATAAATAATTTTCTGGTAATCAACTATGTCAGACAACGCGCAATCAGTCGCATTTAACGAAAATGCCCCACAAGACGAACGCAATGATGCGCTTGCTGAATTGCAAAAGTCCCATAAAACAAATGCTTTAAGCGATCTTATTCCAGCAGAGGCTGTTAGGGAGGTGATTGCTCATATTCACGAAGGCTATCAGGATGAAGCTATTCGTAAGGCGATGAATCCTAATATTGTTCCATTTCCAAGCAAACATGCTAAGCGCAGAGAAAAAGGTATGCAGTCAATCCAGTTGGATGACTGGCAGCTGTCAGTCAATGGCGACTTTTGGGAACGTCCTAGTGCATTAGGCTTTGATTCTTTACGCATGATGGTAGAGCAAACGCCTATACTAAATGCTATTGTCATGACTAGGGTAAGGCAGGTACAGCGCTTTGCTAGAGTGACAGAAGATAATAGGGATGCGCCGGGCTTTGAAATTAAGCATATTGATAAGTCACATCAACTTAATGATGCTGAGCAAGGCTCTATTCATCAGTTAAACAGATTCATAGCTAATTGCGGGTGGGAATTTTCACCACGCAGGCGCAAAGCTTTAAGGCGTGATTCATTTGCTCAGTTCTTGGGCAAGGTAACTCGCGACACTTTAATAATGGATTCTGTCGGCATAGAGACCGAGTGGAAGCGTGATAAAGCCCAAGGAATGGATGGCTTTTACGCTGTTGACGGTGGCTCAATACGTTTATGTACGGAAGATGGTTATCGTGGCGATGATGAAATATTTGCGCTTCAAGTTGTGCAAGGAAGAGTCAGTGCAGCTTATAGCTTTGATGATTTGATTTATGAGCCGCGCAATCCAAGATCTGATGTCTCTGTATGCGGCTATGGTCTGCCAGAAACAGAATTGCTGGTGCGAGTGGTGACAGGCTATCTAAATGCTTTAACCTATAACATTAAAGGCTTTGATCAGAACGCTATTCCTAAGGGTATGTTGCACTTATCTGGCAACTATACTAATCAAGATATAGATGCCTTTAAGCGCTACTGGAACTCGATGGTTAAGGGTATCAATAATCAATGGTCATTGCCGGTCATGGTTTCAAAAGATCAAGAGTCTAGGGCGAGCTTTGAGAAATTTGGAGTAGATTATGACGAGATGTACTTCGGCAAATGGATGACCTTTTTAACCTCTATTGCTTGCGCCATTTATGGTATGTCGCCATCTGAGATTAACTTTGATTCGTTTACTGCCGGTAGCTCCTCTGCGCTAGCTGGCTCTGATACTGCTGAAAAGCTAGCGGCGTCTAAGGACAGTGGCTTGCGGCCTGTATTGGCTTATTTTGAAAACCTAATCACTGATTACATTGTTTCTGATTTTTCAGATAAGTATGTTTTTCGATGGACAGGGCTTGACCCTCAAAACGCTGATGAAAAGTTTGAGCTGCGTAAGCTGTTATTGACAGTTAATGAGGCTAGGGCAGAGGAGGGCTATGAGGCTATAAAAGGTCCTATGGGTGATGCGCCTTTAAATCCGCAATTAGTAGGGCCATGGATGCAATTAACCCAGCAGCAGCCTGAACAGCCAGACTTTGGACAGCCTAGTCAAAGCTCTAGCAATGATAATCAAGGTGAACAAAAAAGCGATACAGTTGAGAAAAAGCCCGATAGCGATACAGTAGAGCCTGCTCAAGAAGAGCAAGCGGCTGAACCAGCTAAGCCTGCGCAGCCTGCTCAAGGTGCTGAATTAGCAAATGGTGATGAGGGATTGAGTAAATCATTTGAAGGTCATAAAGGCAGACCAGGGCATCAAGGCGGAAGTCAGGCCAAGTCTTCAACTGATAGTGATGAGGATTATTCGGCTCATTTACCAGATTCATCAAAAATTAGCTCACTTGAAGAGGCTGAAAAATACTTTAAAGATAATATTGAAGGAAACTGGGCTATCACCATTAAAAGAAAGGCTGGGTTATTTGATGCAAAGCTAAATTTTAAGCAAAATCAGGATCATGCTTATACTAAAAAAAATAATGAAACTAATAAAAGGGAGTTTGAGGCTAAAAGAGCTTCTATGATGCAGTATATGGTGGACTGTATTGCTGATCCAGATGCTATCTTAGAAAACGGTGATAGGGAGATATTTGTAGAAAAAAATATTAATGGCGTTAATTATGTGGTTATTCTTAGTTGGTTTGAAAAAGAAAAGGAGTATCGCTTTAGATCGGCTCATTATTGGAGTAATAAGGAATTTGATCAAAATCGTAAATATTACAAAATGCCAGCTCCAAAAGGCAGGAAGTCCACTAAAAACAAAGCCCCTGAAAGGCTTAGTAAGTCTTTAGGGGCTTTAATCAAAGACACTGAAAATTTTGATAAGTCTTTAGTGTCTGCATCCGCACGGTTTTTAGACCTTACGGCCCCGCCCTTACCGATTTACCCGGAATCGCTCCAGCACCTATCAGATAGGCTCGATTGGGGACTTGACAGTGACGGCATCCCCCACGAAAGTAATTTTAGATGTATGGCTGATTTTGTCAAGTCTTTGGGTGGTTGGAATGAATTTGATTTTGAAAAAACAGAAGAGCTGGATTTTGGAACGCCTACACAAGTTATTTACACGATTGAATGATAATGAAAAAAACTAATTTACAACAAAAACTACCCATACAAAGCCGAAATGTTATAGATGGCGATGTGCTTTATTTTAAACATCCAGAGCATGGCGCATTATCTGGAAAGGTTCATGCTGTCGGTCAGCATGGCGTTCAGGTTCTTCATGAAAGCGGCGAGGATGGAGTGGTGCGCGTACCTTGGGCTGATGTGTTGGGGCATAAAGAACGTAGAGCCAGAAAGCTTGTTTTAGTTGAACGTGGCGAAGATGGCGCTATTGCTGAGGATGAAGATGGTAATCGTGTTTATGTCGAAGGCGAGGTGCCAGAGGAAGAAAAACCACTCAATAAAGCATTGCCTAGTGGTGATATTTCAGTGTTTGCGTTGAAAGAGCAAGCGGCCATTGATGCTGCGCTTATTTCTGCTGGATTTGTTCCGTCGATTGAGTACATACGCAAATCTTATGGTGAGCATTGGAACGAGCCACAAGTGAGTGCAGAAACGATTGCAGAAGCTCCTAAAGTAGACCTAGAGCCGTTGATTAAAGCGATTGCAGAGATTAAGGCTCATGCTGATATGGCTATTACTAATTTGCGTTCAGAACTAGCGTTAAAGTTAGCGCTTGGGGAAGGGAATGGCGCTGCTGATTGATATATCAAATATTCCAGAGTGCTCTTGTGATGGCGCATTAGAGCATCTACACAAAGCACTGAATGATGAAGACGGTTTAGCGCATGATATTTGGGCGCAACATGAAAGCCCATTTATACGTGAGCTAATCGAAAAGTTTACTGATCGTGGCCTATTTAAGATTGCTAAGGTTCAGGAGGAGTTGAAAAAGTGGCTGGCAGGCGATTATTACGTTCCTGCTCTAAGGCACACAACAGTTCCTGTAGGTTATATGGGTCGTTGGACACAAGCAGAGCTTGATTTAGTTTATACCTATTTGCAAAACATACCGCCAGATTTAATGACGCTAAATGATTGGTCTATGCTGATTGATTATACAGTACAGCGATATTTGCCGGCTGATCAACTTAATGAAGAGGCTGAGTGGCTAGCGGTTAAGTCGGGATTAATGGGAAAGGCGCAAGTGCACATGGACAATATTGATATTGCTGCAGCTGCAACCATTGTTGAGGCATTGCCTTCGACTGTAGTAGAAGCGGTAACGATGTTTAACCTATCTCCAGCTGCTGAAGCGATTATGGAATATGGCAAGCTTTATGGTTGCGAGAATGTTCAGGCTGTTTCTGATGGGTTTAGGCATAAGCTTAAGAAGGTCATTTTAAATCATGAGTCAGCTAAGCTATTGAATGATGAGTCGTCTAATGCTCAGACGCTAGAACAAGCTTTATTTGATACGTTTTCATCAGCCAATAGAGATTGGCGCAGGATAGCCTTAACAGAAGCTGGTGAGATGGCTAATCAAGGCGTTATTGCCTCACTGCCTTCCGGTTCAAAAGTTAGGCGCATGGAAATGTATAGAGGCGCATGTCCGTTTTGTAAAAAGATCGATGGTCGTATTTTTAGCGTGGCTGATCCGTCAGATGAAGACAAGGATGGAGCTAGGCAAGTCTGGGTGGGTAAAACCAATATTGGCCGGTCATCTTCACCACGCAAGCGCAGTGGTAACGAGTTAGTTGAGCGCCTACCATCTGAGTTATGGTGGGTATCTGCCGGGGTAATGCATCCCCATTGCCGCGGCCAGTGGGTGGCTATGGATTCGTCAGCTTTTGGTGATGATCCTGAGTTTGCTAGCTTTTTATCCAATTTGTTTAGTCATCAAGAGGGATTGTGATGCTTAAAAAATGCTTAGCAATGGCAGTATTATGTCTGCCATTAACAGTGAGTGCAAAAGGAAGTCATAAGCTTGATACGACGCCAGAGGTTGCAGTTGGCGCTGTAACTGTTCAAATTGAAGATAACTATTATCACAACACCAATTCATTTGATAGTAATGGTAATTTATTGCCTGTTGATACTGACTATATTAATGCCACAATTGGTTATTCATTTGATTTTGGACTGACTGTTCAGGCGGCCACCTATAACTGTCCTATATTTGGTGGAGGTGCTCAAAACTTTGAGTGCGATACTTACATTAATATTATTCAGCGCTTCAATTTGACAGAGCATTTTGGTGTAAATATTGGATCTCAAAATGGCACAGTCTTTGGTGTACCACAATGGCATCATGTTGATTTTGGCTTGCTGTCTTATCAAGTCACTAATGATATAGAGATTCATTCTGGCAGTTATTTTGTTAATAGTTATTTGGCAACTATTCCTGTTGATGTGATCGATGTAACAACAGGCTTTGTTGTTAAGTTTAATGAGAAATTTAGCTGGGAAATGGATTACTTTGGCGGACATAATAACTTATCAGGTGCGCAGTTAAACTGGTTTTATAAAAGTTACTATTTGGGTGTGATCATACCTGAATCAGGCTCAGGCAATCAGTATGCAGGTGTAGTAGGTATGCGAATTACATCGTGGTAGTTTTGCTTTATTTTGGTCGTGACAATACGATTAGTCTTGTTAATTATTCCTTGATAGCTCAGTGGTAGAGCGGTTGACTGTTAATCAATTGGTCGGTGGTTCGAGCCCATCTCAGGGAGCCAAAAAAAACGGCAATGCTGGAAGTCGGTAATGACCATGCGGATTCATGGACAAAGACAGTGTAATTTATAGGGGTCATAGCTCAGCTGATAGAGCGCTTGCCTTGCACGCAAGAGGTCGGGAGTTTGATCCTCCCTGGCTCCACCATTATTAAAACTATTTATGACATATAAGTTTGTTAAAGCTCCTGATGAATATCCAGGGAAGATTTATACATGCGGCAACAGAGTTCTTGAGCATCATCTTGTTTGGTGGCTAAACACTGGAGAGTTGATTAGTGACGATGATATAGTTCATCACAAAAATGAAGATAAAATGGACAATAGGTTTGATAACTTAATCCGAATGAGTCGGGGAGAGCATGCCAATCTTCATCACAAGATATACGGCGATGTGGAGTTAAATTGCGATTGTTGTGGTAAGAGCTTTATTAGAGCAGGCAGACTTTTAAAAAGGGCAAAATCTTTTTATTGTTCCAGACGCTGTTCTGCAATTATGACAAGAGGCTCTAGTGGGAAAACAGGTATAAACAAGCACACAGAATCTATAAAACAGATGAGATCATTAGGATTATCAACTTATTTTATAGCTGAATCTATTGGAATTAGCAGGAATACGGTAATGAAGTACTGGGTTTAAGTTGACTCACTCAGTAACAACAACTATTTAAAGTTTTAAGCTGGTGTAGCTCAGTCGGTAGAGCAGCTGATTTGTAATCAGCCGGTCAGGAGTTCGAATCCCCTCACTAGCTCCATTTCATCATCAATTTTAGCTAGCTTTCATTAGGCTACGTCATTAATTGCAGCGCTAAGTAGCTCTATCGCAGTTTTAATTTTGTCTCTTGCTTCTCCCCATTCGTTATCCTTTTGTATATCAGAAAAATCCTCTTTATTCGAGCTGATAAAATGCATTTCAGCATCTATTACGAGCCGAAGAATATGATCAAGCCCAATTTTTTCTAATTTCGTCATAATACACCTTTAATTTCCTACTTTATTAAATAGTAGCAGGTTGCTACTATTGGTTAATATAGCAGGTTGCTACTATAATGCAAATTATTTATTTTTTTATGGAGCATTTATGGAAGAAGATAAAAAAGAGGTGCTAAGTAATCTTAATCCAACGGCAATAAGAATGCCTACTGCCTTAAAGGATAGATTAAGAGCTGCGGCAAAAAATAATGACAGGAGCTTGAACTATGAAATAGTTGCAAGGCTTGAAGCGTCTCTTACAGTTGGGAATGATTTTGAGGGACTAAGTCCTGAACAAGCTCAGGCTGTAAAATTAATTATTTCTCAATTTAAGCAGGTCAATCCTGCTCAATAGATACTCGAAACATTTGGGGTGCGTCAAATTAAAGCAACTTCACCAATGCCGCAATTACAGCCACTTGCGCCATCATTAAAGCGCCTACCCATTTAACAATATCAACTTTAAGTTCAAGAAGGTCAGTCTTAGAGGCTAGTGGTGCTATATCATTCTTAGTAGCTAACTCGCTTTGCGATTTTTTAAGAACAGCAATCACTGTTTCTGATTGTTTTCTAGTAAATCCACTAGTTTCAAGTTCGTTAACTAATTCGTTGGTATCAAAAGTAATCGTTGTCATCGCTATAGCTCCTTAAGATAATTTTATCAACATACCGAAACGGTTGGGGGTTGTCAAATATCCACGTCCTACCATTTTATGTTTTGCACTTAATTGTTAGCTTGTCTTAGGTCGTGACACCAGAATTTAACAAATCAATTAAATTTAATGGGTAGTGTTATGGCGACTGAAAGAGCAGTGGATGTTTCAAAAAAAATAGATTCTAAGTTTAAGGCTGGGGTAAGTGGTAATCCGCTGGGCAGACCTAAGCAGGCCGAAGAAATTAAAATGGCTAAGGTTAGAGATGCTTTAGATAAAAACATTGTCGCAATTTTTTATAAGGTTTTAGATAGTGCGCTTGCTGGCGATATTCAGGCGGCAGGGTTAATATTTGAAATTTATGGCTTATCAAATCGTATTTTAGATGTTAAGCCTGACTTAAACGCGAAATGATATTATGAGTAATTCATCAGAAAAAGATCATCCTTTTGTTGTAGGCAAGGCAGATTGCAAGGGAAATCCTGAAAAAGCATCGTCATTAAAGTTTGCTGGCCGCGAGTATCATGCCTCAGGCAAGTCCGGCAAATCAATTCACGACGATACACCGGTGCGTGAGTTTGAGCATGAAAGCGGACATAAGGTCTGGATGGATGATGCTGCGCGTGTTCATGCTAATAATGAGGATGAAGTTGATAGCTTGCGCCAAGATGCAGATAAGGGGCTGACTGAAGATACTAGCAAAACTGACAGCCAAGTTGATGGCAAGCGTCCAGGTAAAGACATTCCAGAGAAAATGACAAAGGCTTTGTTCTTTATGTCTGCTGATCAATCAGAGTTGTTTTTAAATCTGATTGATTGAGTTTATGGCGCCCTTGATACTTTTATTTAAGTCCCACGTCAAAGGCTATACGCGTAAGGATGGGCATTATGTTAATCCTTATACAAAAGATAACTCAGGAAGGCATGGGGTTCAGCACAGAGTTCCAGTAAAGAATAGTGTGCTTCAGTGGGCTGGGTTGGGCTTAAATCCCGTTGTTGCAGATTATTTTAAATTGCATACAAAGCATTCTGATCAATTTCCTGACGAAGCCTCTATGAGATCTCATGTTCAGTGGGTTATGGAGCATCCGCATGTATTTATGCCAGCTACAAAAGATGGATATGTGATGTTTGTTCGTCGCGGAGCTTTAGACAAGTGTGTAGTTATTAACCCTGTTGTCAAGGGTGGGGCGAATGGATATGTAGTTAGGTCAGCGTATATAATGAATGAGGATCAGCTAAAATCTTACATTAAAGCAGTATTCAAGTATCGAAAATATAACGTAAAAATTAGAAAGTCAATCAGCGTCGGGGCGCTAAGTCCGAGCTTCTTGTCCGGTTCCGAATTATCAGAGCGATCAACAAGGTGGCTCCCCATTTCTCACGAAAAGGTTCAACTGATTGCAAAATGCAATTTACCTGAAGATAGCAATTTAATCAAGTGGATGATTGAAAGCGGAATTAATTATAAAAATACAAGCTTTACTAAATCAGATATATCAATGGATAGGTACAGTTCACCATATGAGCCATCAGAATATCAAATAAAATCAGGCAATTATAAAAAACGATCAATTTCGTGGAATGGTTTGACTATCAAGATAGAGAATGAGGCCGGGTCAGTTCGTAGCGGCCAAGATCCTAATGGCAAATTATGGGAAGTTCGCATGATTTACCCTTATGGTTATGTTAGTAATTCAACGGGGGTTGATGGTGATGAGGTTGATATATATTTGGGCTTTAATCTTAATGCGCCAATAGTTTACATTGTTCACCAGCGAAAGGTGGGGGACTGGTCGGAATACGACGAAGATAAGTGCATGATCGGCTTTGATTCTGAGGATGACGCAAGACAAGCATTTTTGCATCATTATGATGATCCTCGTTTTTTGGGCAAAATAACAGCTATGTCTGTTGGCGAATTTGTTGATAAAGTAAAAGCCACCAACAAAAAACCAGCTATGATTAAAGCTTTGCCTGTAACTTTGTCAGAAAGGCTTGCTAAGGCTGGCTTTATCTGGCGTGAAGTACCCTTTACTCGTGAGTCATGGGATGGCGAGTTCCCAGGCAATATGGTTAAGTCGTTCATGGGTGATTTGATAGAACTTCTCCCTGAAACGCTAGATTATCCTGACTATGGCTCATCACTCATTGGCGCATTAAAGCCAACAATAGAAAGCCCATTAATTATTCATCATGAGGTAGGTCAGGCTTCTTTTTTTCGAGCAATAATTAACGCAGACGGCTCAATACTAGGCTACTCTAAAGTAACGCTAGGGAAAGGTTTTTCTCGTGTTGAGATTATTCAAGATTTACCGGCTCTTGAAGGGTGTATTGACCATGGCATTAATGTCATTGCTGATTTCGTTGATGAGGGTCATGCCGTATTTAAATGCCTATCGCTGGGTAAATTTCTTGTCACTGATTTTGGTATCGCTTCACATTTAATGGATTGGGGTGTTGAGTTCTTTAAGTCTGATCATGGCGCTATACCAGATGGCGCAAGATGGATAACGGTTCATCCAAACGGCGAAGGCTCTAAAGGTGTTCCAATATTGGTGCAGCCTGCCAAGGATAATTCAGGTACGTTCCGAGTGGTGGGCGGCGCAGGTGGCAAACTTAATATGCTTAAGTTACGCGGTGTTAAGTCTGAAGCTGATTATAAACAGGAGCATTCAGAGCGTGCGCACAATAAACGATTAGTCGACAAAGAGCGTATAAGGCGTGATAAAGAGCTAGGCATACATGATGCAAAGACTCAGGCCAAAGAAAATATTAATGCTCAACGAAAGAAGTCGCAAAAAGATTTTATCAAAACTGTTGCTGATGCTATGGGTTGGAAGCATGAAGAAACAAAGCTAAATACATCCGGATTGTCAGAGCAAGCCGCTAAAAAGGCAGAGCTTAAGCATCATGCGGAATTATTGACCAGGGCTAAGGAAGCTGTCAATGTACAACGTAAAATGCTGGTTGATAATGCTGATGCGCGGGCAGCTGCTGGTCTGGGCGTAATGCCGCTACATGATGAAAATGCGGCTTTAATTTCTGCTGATGATCTTGATCCGGTTCGTTTAACTGACAAGTCGGGTATTTCTCAAGATTTTAAAAAGCGCGCTGAAAATGCTGGGCTGACGCAAGATAGTCTTGATTCAAAAGTCAGCGAAACCAAGACGACTGGCAAGACGGATGCACAAATTGAAAGAGGCCAGATAGCGCAAGATATTAAAGACGAGTTATCAAAGCTGCCAAAACCTGACTTAAATGCAAAAATAGTTGATGCTAAAAAAGCTGTTGAGCTGATCAAGGCGCAAAAGAAATTAGCGGCCATGGAAAAAGCTGCGCGTGATGCAAACAAGGAGGTTAATAAAGCGACTGTAGAGCCTAAAGCCTATGTGTTAGCAACCTCTGAGCCTGATGATAAGGTCGCGCTTAAGGCGATACATGACGATTTAAGTACATCTAAGGCCAAGGCCTTTTTAGCAGGTGTGCAAGCAGTAGGTGGAGAGGAGTCAATAGAAAGTCATGTCTCTACGGGCGCATATAATGTTATTAATGCGTTATCCCATGCAGTAGGCGGTGATTCTCTAATGGATAGATCAGTTATCGACGTGTTAGGAATTGCGGGCGCTGCTCAAGTGCTTGCAAGGCGTTTGCATTCTGATTACAAAGATAAGACTGATGATATTGCCAGCGGCGTTGAGGAATATCATGTGGCACATGCTCCGGAGTTACAGAGCGAAGCCCTAGCGCAGGCTCAAGAGCTGCAGGACATAGCTAACAAGATTGAAATGGATCAGGCCGCAAACTCACAAGACTTTGCTCATGCCTCTGAGCTGAATCATCAACGTAAAGAGCATTTAGCGACAGCACGTAAAGTGATGGGGCAGGCATTGGGCGAGATGGAGGCTAATGCAGCGCTATCTGCAGCACTACGCGGCGGTAAGCGTGACTTTGTGCAAATGTCACTAGGCAAATCCACGCCTGAATCGGCTGTACAACAGCTATGGGCCTTGGGCTTAAATAATGACGACTTTAATCTGGATCGGGTAGCCGGTAATACTTTTGCTACAGTTAATGCGTCGGGCATGGATAAGCTAGCTAAGCCTATCGATAAAGAAAATATGCAGCGTGTAGAGCGCAATGTCTCAATTATGCGCGGCGATAAAGATGAAGATGACTGGCTGCCACAAGGCTTCTCTAAGCGGCCTGACTTGGGGCTTAACTTGAAAGCGGGTATTGCTCCACAACTATCACAGCCTTTTGACGCTAAAGCCTCTAATTTAGCCGATTCTGTGCGCGATTATATCGGCGGTCGCATGGCTGATGGGGATAGGTCTGCTGATATATTGTCGGATCTAAACTCCTTACCTTTTATGCTATCGGTGGGTGCTGATCGAGCTTCTGAATACAGAAAAGCCCTTAATGAGGCTATCCCTACTAAGAATTTTAATGGTAAGTTAATGCGAGTCGAGCATTTAGAACCCATATTTCAGCAATACGCTGATGATTATGTGGCTTCTAAATGGGGCGGTACGCGTTCAACGCTTAATAAACAAACCTTTGAGCCTGATGCGATTGCACAAGATGCGCTGCATAGGGCATTAGCGTCTGAGCCTGCCGGTAAGATTGCTTATAAGCCTATTGGTGAGCTAACAGCGCAAGATCGATCAGCCTTGCGCAATTGGTTTTATAAAAATGTTGCTAAAGAATCACCAGAGCAAGCAGGGTTGCGTGAAAAAGCTGACAATCTTCAAAAGAATGAGCCCATTAAATTTACTGAGGATCTGTTTGGCGAGGTTTCGGAAAATCCAGCCTGGAAAGCATGGAAGAGTGACTACGATGAAGCGAGTGCAGTTGCGGCTGATGCGGGTTTAGATTGGGGTAAATACTCGCATTTAATGCGAGGTAGTGTTAGGGCTTTTGAGTCTATACAAGATTTAATCCGCTCAAAAGTCTCAGAGAGCTTTGCGCAAAACTATAATACACAACGTCCTGATGCTGCGTTAAAGATCGGCAAGACTATTGTAAGAAACAATCTTAATCATCTTGATGCTGTTGATCCTACTGAGCGTGAAAAGCGGCTAAAGGCTGAGCGTTCACTTATTGATTCTTTACGAGAGCGAGTACAAGGAAAATATTCGTCTGGATCTGTAGGCGACAAGATAGAGCAAGCCAAAGAGAAGCAAGCGGCTTATGGTCAAGCGCAGATGTCGTTGTTTTCTTCAGAAGAAGATGATCAAAAAGAAGATATGCCGCTTAAGGCTGATGAGCGCAAAACGATAGGCCAAGCCGCTGAAAATATGATCAGTAAGATGATGGGTGTAGTTGGTCATAACTTTGAACCTGATAAACCTGTCAAGCTCTTTAATCCGTCAATGTCTGGTAAATATGGGGTTAAACGTCAGCGTGCTATAAAGCTTGTTGAGGCAAATAAGCGGGTAATGTTAGGTGCAGAAGTTGGGGCTGGCAAGACAGGCATGATGCTAGGAGCATTTTCACAGCTACATTCTAAGGGGGCTATTAAAAAAGGCATATTTTGTGTGCCTAGTATTGTTCAAGGGCAAATGGGCGCTGAGGCATTGCGATTCTTAGAGGCTGGTAAATACAACTGGCACTGTCATCCTGGTGATTCATTTGAAAGCCGTCTTGCTTCTTATAAAGATCCAGATAACCATTTTACCGTGGTCACACATCAATCTTTTCGTGATGATCTGCTAAAAATGGCTAGCCTAAAGTCCGGTGAAAGCACTGATGTGATTGCTGAAAAAATGGGCGGTATGACGCAAAAACAAAGAGCTTCTTTTACCAAGGATGTGTTGGATCATCACGGCATTAGCTTCGATTTTTCTGCAGTTGATGAGGGACATAATTTACTAGATCGTGAAGGTAAAGAAAACTCACGCATGTCTAATGTGATTGGTGGGGTAACCGATAATACGCCTTACCATATTTCAGCAACAGCTGATCCTGTTAAAAATGATGCTTCTGAGGCATTTAGTGCGCTACAAAAGATGGACGGCGACCGTTATAACGATCGTGATGCGTTCATGCGGCGTTATGGTAGCGATACCCAAGCCGCTAAGCAGGGTTTGCAGAAAGAGTTAGCTAGGCATTTGTACGCTATGGAAGTTAAGCCCGATATTAGCGTTAACAAGCAACAGATTAAAGTGCCGCAAACCGAGGCTCAACAAGAGGCGCTGAAGACCGTAGAACAGCAAGCCGCTAGCTTACGCATTGCTAAAATGACTAATCAAGTCGATATAAAGACAGCTCAAGCTTTTGCACCCGCCATGTTTGATGGTGTACCAGAAGACCAGCATGAAGCCGTTGCAAAAAAGGTCGCTGATTCAGTCGGTATCATGAAGCAATCAGCTATTCGCAAGGTGCTAGATAATCATCCTGCTGCAGGAAAGCTTAATAAGTTGATTGAGATAGCCAATGGTAAGAAAGGACAGCAAGGCGTGGTCTTTGCTCACTCACTAGAGGCGGTCGAGAGCATTAGAAAGCGTTTAGAAGCAGAGGGTCATCGAGTCGTGACTATCTCCGGCAAGGATTCAGCAAAAGATAAGGCGGCAAAGATACAGGCCTTCAATCCTGATAAGGGCGATGCCAAAGCCGATATTATTGTCTGCTCTGATGCAGGAGCTACTGGCGCAAACCTTCAATCTGGTCGTTGGCTTGCGCAATATGATATTCCTCAGACTGCTATGAATCACGCACAGCGCCAAGGTCGAATTAATCGAATTGGTCAAAAGAACAACATTGATTTAATTGATCTGGTTTCAGACCATGAATCAGATAAACGCGCACAAAGCCGACTCTCTAATAAGTACGCGCTACGAAATTTAATGACTACACCGCTTGATTCCATGGATGACAGCGGCTTAGGCTATTATTTAAAGCAACAAGGCATAGGTGCAGCTAAGCCACAAAGTGAGTTATTTTAGGTCGTGACTAAATACTATCCCATTAAATAATATTATGGGGTTTACGGTATGAGTATGCAGTTAATACACGGTGATTGTCTGGTTGAAATGGCTAATATGGCGGATGGTAGTGTGGATTTAATCGTAACTGATCCGCCTTATTACTCTACTAATCTGGCATTTGATAAAGCGCCTAGAATCGACTACAAACAATGGTTAATCGACTGTAAGCGGGTTTTAAAAGATACGGGCGTTTTAGTTTTGTTTTGTGATTTAAACCTACTGATTGAGCTTAAAGGCCACAAAGTGTTTAAAAGCGCTTATGAAATTATCTGGGAAAAATCCCTTTCAGTTGGTTTTTTAGATGCCAATATTAGACCACTAAGGAGTCATGAGTTTATTGTCGTGATGACTAACGCGCTTAAAAAATCGACTTATAACCCGCAGAAAACAGCGGGTAAAGCCTATACTGTTACGCATAAAGCTGACCGTACTAGACGCGTATCGAAACATAAAGACTGTACTACGATTAACACTGGCGACCGTCACCCTAGATCGGTGCAAAAATTCAGTAACAAGAACTACAAGTCCTTGCCCCCTACACAAAAGCCTATTGATTTATGTCAATGGTTAATTAATTCCTATTCAAATGCAGATGATGTGGTGCTGGATTGTTTTATGGGGGGGGGTAGCGTGAAAGTTGCAGCCCAGCTAACAGGCCGCAGATTCATAGGCATTGAACTTGACGCTGGCTATTTTGAAATAGCCAAAAACAGGATTGAAGGCGCTCAAGGTAAAGAGGTAGAGGCGGCGTGATTGATCACGCCACCTCTAATAATATTTCAGGGTATTTTTCTGCTACTCTCAGCAGAGTTTTAGCTGCCCCTGATGGTTGTTTACGGCCTTGCTCCCAGTCTTGCAATGTACGTACTGACACGCCTAATAACTTAGCAAATTCAGATTGTGATAACCCTAGTGACTTACGGGCGACTATGGCAGGGGAATGTACTATAACACCTTGCCCTGCTGCCATTTCTTTTGCGGCTGCTAATAGCTTTTCGCCTAGTTCTTCGCCAGTCATAAAATCGTTATTCATGTTTAAATGTGGGCAATTCGATTATGGTGTACATAACCGCAATTATACGGTTAAGCCGTATAGAGTCAATCAATTTACAGTGGGTTAATCTATGGATATTGAAAAACTAAGAAGTTCACTAGCCGAAAACGACTCTATGATGAAAAAGTCATTAGATTACGACGATAATTTAAGGCGTCATGCCGAAGATGAGTTGAGTAGGGTCGATGTAAGGCTACAATCATTACCTTATGGCCATGTGGCCCATGACAGCGCAACAGCTTATGAGTACAGGCGCTTGCTTGATGAAAAGGCTAGGCTGTTAAATTTGGTGGCGGGGTATTAGCCTTGGTGTGGCATGATGAATAAAAGCTTTATTAGCAGAGCAATCGTGCCTGTTGACAGGGCTATCGACATGCCTACCATCCAGCGCAACAGTTTTAATTCTCCATCAACGCGCTCAAAGCGCGAATCAATGCGTAGCTCTGTTTCCTTTAATCGATGATCAAGTGTTAGATTAGATATTAATGATTCTTGAGCTTCAGCAATCACTCGAACAACAATTTCTGATTGCTTTTGGTCAAAGCCTGCTGTCTTAAGCTTTTCTACTAGCTCAAGCATGTCAAAAGTTATGGTCGTCATATTTAGTTCCTAAATGATTTTCCAATAGTGTACCTGACTTGATCGCTAAATTTGTAGATTAATTACCGTTTTGTTAGGTCGTGACAAAATAATAATAGCTATGAAAATAGATTATTTATCAACTGAAGATCGTGGATTGCTAGATGCAGTGCCGTCTTATCTAAGCATTACCCAAATGCTAAAAGCATCGCCTGTTACGGAGGGAGTTGATCGCTTTATTTATCTGGAAGCCTCTAACGAGTCGTTAGATCAGCAGAATGAAGTAGTGCTTGCAAAAGCGCTTGAGGAATCGGCAGCTTATTACCTAAAGTTTGGCAATCTTGATATAGATCATTTCACTCAAATTGGTGCAAAAGCCGGGATTCCTAATTATGAATTATTTGAAATTGGCCGTCCTGTTGATGTGGCTGTACGCGACGGGGCGACCTTTGTTAAGGGGCAAATCTATTCAGGTTCTGGATCAGCTGCCGAGCGTGCAAATTCTTTCTGGTCATCATTAACCGAACTTAACCCTCCTGCTCGCTGGTATCCCTCTGTGGGCGGCTCAGTCATTGCTAAGTCGGTGATTATTGATCCTGAAACTAAAGCAAAGCGTGCCGTTATCAATAAAGTTAGGTGGTCAAACATAGGTTTCTCAAAAACACCGGTTAACGCCAACCTAGCTACCGTATCTACTCTTCCTTTTGGCGCATTAGCAAAATCTTTGTGCGCTGAAGGCTTTGACTTCATCAAGGCCATTGAAGCGGGTTATGGAACAGATTCCGCAGCGCTATCAGGTGGTAGTGCATTGCGTAAACAAAGTTTGGAATCGAATCTTCTTAGTTACTGGGACTTTCGAGACCATCTTGCGGATGCTATCCGCAAAAAAAGAGTCAGTGGCGCCAAGCCTGCTGAACTTGTTAATTTCGCTCATAAACAGTTTGGCATGTCGGTTGATGTTGCCGCAGCTTCTGTTGAGCGTTTTCTAAGTGACCTAAAAAGAGGCTTGAAACAATGAGTTTTGAAAAACTATTGGGCGAACTGGAAGAACTCCAGTCCATGCATAAATCTGAACCTGCTAATGAAGATAAAGGCGGCGGTGATGAGGATGATAAAAAAATCGCGGAAGCGGCTGAATTAAATGACCAAGAAAATCATGATGAGCCTGCTGACGATAAAAATGAAAATGAAGACAAAGACAAAGATGATGAGCCTATGGGCAAGTCATTTAATTTCAAATTAGATTCTGGCGAAGAGATTGAAGCTGTTGATGGCACAGAATTTATTAAATCGTTAATGTCAAAAATTGATGGTCAAGAAGTATCTGTGAAGAAGTTTATGGGTACTGCGCTGGATCTTATTAAATCTCAAGGTGAGCAAATTAGCGCACTTAAAACCGAAATTACGAAGCTTGGCTCTGAAGGTCGTGGTCGTAAAACTGTTGTTTCAATAGCTGAAAAACCTGCTGCTGGAACAATGGCAAAAAGTGAGCCTGAAGGTTTATCTGCCGAAGAGTTTATGGCGAAAGCGTTAACAGCACAAGCTGCTGGCCGCTTAACCGCACTCGATGTGTCGATAGCCGAGGCTTCATTCCTAAAAGGTCTGCCCGTTCGTGCCGACATTGTTAATAAAGTTCTAGTGTAACTAAGGAAAATATATGTTAAATCCTGCTCTGTTGCCCAGTGTCGCCAATGGGCAATCTGTTTCTGGCGAAATGTCATTTGGTGAAGTTGGTGAACTAAAGAAAGCTCTTGAAGCTGGCTATGGTTCTGATGTTGCTCAATTGCAAGGTGCTGGTGCATTACGTATCCAGTCTCTTGAGAAAACCATGTTATCTACCATTCAAGAAAACAAGCATTTTGCTTTGTTTAATGAGATGGCAAAAACTAATGCTACTGCAACTGTTGACGAATGGACTGAACAGTCTGGAGTTGGCGGATTTTTGGGCGGCTCAACTAACTCTGAAACAGGTATTATTGCCGGTGCTCAAGGTCAATACAATCGTAGGGTTGGCTTAGTTAAATACTTAATGACTCGTCGTGAGGTATCTTTCGTTTCTACTCTGCAAAATTCAATTGTAGAAGCTGAAGCAGTTGAAGCGCAAAACGGTGCTTTGCAGTTATTGACTGATGCTGAATTCTTAAGTTTTGAGGGCGATAGCTCAATCGTTCAAACTGAATTTGATGGTATTTATTCACAAATCGCCTCTTTGGGCGACAGTGAGCATATTATTGATGCAGCGGGCGAGCCATTAAATAGCATTAGTGCTATTGACCAAGCGGCAGCATTGATCACTGGCTTTGGTAACTTTGGTACTCCAACGCATTTGTTCATGTCGCAATTAAATCAATCTGATTTCAACACCCATCTTGATCCTGCTTTCCGTGTTTCACTGAATGGCACATCTCAAGAATTGATGTTAGGCGCACCTGTTAAAGGTATTTCTACATCATGGGGCGATATTAAAACAATTCCCGATGTATTTATCCGTGATGAGCGCCAACAAAAGCCTTTTGAAGTTGAGTTCCCAACTGTAGCTTCTCAAAATGCACTTTTCAAGCCTGCTACCGTAACTGCTGTTGCAGCTGCTGGCGGTGCTGATTCTAAATGGAAAGCAAGCCAAGGTGGCAATTACTATTATGCAGTTGCTGGCGTTAATGCTGCTGGTCAGTCAACCGTAGTTGTTACAGATCAAATTGCTGTTTCTGCTGGTGATGCAGTTACTTTAACAATTGCTCGTTCTGCTTCTGGTGCTGAGACTGGTTATGCGATCTATCGTGGTCGATTGAATGGTTCTGATGCTGTTGATGATTTGCGTTTGATGTGCCGTATTCCTGCATCAGGCGCAACAACTACTTTTGTAGACAAAAATCGCAAGATACCAGGTACTACAAAAGCATATTTATTGAATATGTTGCCAGGCCAGCAAGCAATTACATGGCGTCAATACTTGCCTATGACTAAATTCCCATTGTATCCAACTAATGCAGCGACCGTGCCATGGGCGCAATTGTTGTTTGGTTACCTAAGAATCGGCAAGCGCAAGCATCATGTTGTTATTGAAAACATCGTTCCATCAGGTGCTTTATGGAAGCCTTTCGGATAACTGATGTGATTGGTTAGCGCAAAATAAGTGCCGTGAAATAAGTAGCGGCACTTTTTTAGCATCTGAATTTGAGTCAATAAAGGCAAATGCCTTTGTTCTGGATTAGAGGAATAGTTATGCCGCAAGTTATTTGCACTTTACCTAATGCCGCTGATGTCATTAGCGGTTACAAATTTTTACAACATCCAGAAGGAAAGATCTCTGAAGATTTGCCAGTGGATGTTGCCAATCGTATTTCTTCAATTGCTGGCTATAAGCTGGCAGATAGCAAAGCTACGCCTAAACAATCCCAAGTAGCTCAAAAGCCTAGCGTTGATGACGTTATTCATGCTGATGAAGTTACATCGGCACAACCAGCAAAAAAATAAAATATAAATTTTTAAATGCCTAATTTTTATTAGGCGTTTTATTTTGCGTGGTCGTGACACGATGATGTGAATCGAAAGCAACGAGTGTCCTATTAATGGTCGTGACGAGAGTATATGAATGAGTATCACAGAGAGCTTGGTATTAGATGATGGTCTAAGCCTAGTCCTGGATAGTGTCGAGCTTTATAGCTCACCTGGAGATTCCGTAATTAGATATGCCTTTACGGACTCTATGGAGTGGCTAGTTCAGCACAATAAAGGCACCTCTTTATTTATAGAGAGGCTTACAGATTTAGATGGATATAGGTTTATGGCATCCACAAAAATAATTGATGACAATTCGTTTGTTGTGGAATTAACAGAAGCTACAAGTGGATTTGTCGATGTTATTTTCAATACAACATTCTGATGGAGCGACGAATGGATAAGTTTTCATGTAAGGAGTTACACCTTGCTGCATTTATAAAAAGTAATGGCGCAGAATTTTTAGGCTTTGAGAGCGGATCGTTTGTTTTCGAGAGCGATAAATCATTAGGCCAGTGGAGAGTGGAGCACAGCAATAGCTGTTGTCGCCGAGTGGATCAAGAACTTATTAACCTTCGCAAATTTTTAAAGAGATAAAAAATGGCACAATTTCCAAGAATTCACGGCATTAACCTTGCTAATAATAGCTGGATCGAAAATCTTAACGTAGAGCGTTTGGCAGCTGATCCAGTTCCCGCTCAGCCTGGTAGAGTCTGGTTTAATACAGCTGAAAGAAATTTTAAATATTCATCATTAGATGCAAATGGTGCGGTAATTATACGCGCATTTATTCTTGATTCTGATGTTGCTAGCGCATTGGCATCAGCTGAGTCATATACTGATACAAAAATTGCTCAGTTAGTAGATGCAGCTCCTGCATTATTAGATACTTTGCGTGAACTTGCTCAAGCAATTGCTAACGATCCTAATTTTGTTACTACAATCTTAAATGATATTGCCCAGGCAAAAGCTGATTTGCAAGTTGAAGTTGATGGCTTATCGGCTGCTTTGGCTGCTGAAGTTGCTCGCGCTTCTAATGAAGAAAGCGTTTTGCAAGTTGCTATCAACACCGAAGAATCACGCGCTATATCTGCTGAAAGCGCATTAGATTCTCGCGCTACTTCATTAGAAGGTCGCGCAACAAATCTTGAATCAGGTTTGGCTGCAGAGGTTTCTCGTGCAACTGGCGCTGAAAATACTCTTCAAAATAATCTTGATGCTGAGGCTGCTACTCGTTTAGCTAATGATAACACTCTGCAATCTAACTTAAATAAAGAGATTGCTGATCGTTCGTCAGCTATTACTGCTGCAACAAATTCATTAAACGCAGAAGTTGCTCGCGCTACAGCTGCTGAAAACCAAGTTGCTTTAGATTTATCTAATGAAGTAACTCGCGCAACAGCTGCTGAGGCTGGTTTAACTGCTGCCGTTGCATCTGAATCAACTCGCGCTCAAGCTGCTGAAAGCAATTTATCTGCTGAGATTGCTTCTGAGACTTCGCGTGCTCAAGGCGCTGAAAACCAGCTAACAACTAATCTGTCTGCTGAAGTTGCTCGCGCTCAATCAGCTGAGTCTGCAATTACTTCTAACTTAACTGCTGAAGCTCAACGTGCAACAACTGCTGAAGCTGGCTTATCTGCAAGCATTTCTACTGAAGTATCGCGCGCTCAATCTGCTGAAAATACATTAACAAGTAATTTGGCTGCTGAAACTTCACGCGCACAAGGTGCGGAAGCCAAATTAACTTCTGACTTATCTGCGGAAGTAACTAGAGCTACTGCAGCGGAAGGCGTCTTAACTACTGGCTTAAATGCTGAAGTTATTCGTGCAACTGCAGCTGAATCTGCGTTAGGTCAACGTATTGATAATGTTATTTCTAATACTGATCCTGCCGCAATTGATTCTATTTCTGAGTTATTGTCTTTAATCAACAAAGACGATGCTGACTTATTGGCGTCAATCAATACGATGTCTACAAGCGCGGCTTCTGCACTTGCTGCTGAAGTAGCTCGCGCTAAAGCTGAAGAAGCTACACTACAAGGCAGTGTAAATGCAGAAGTGATTCGTGCGACTGCAGCTGAAGGTATTTTAACTGCGGCTTTAGCTCAAGAAGTTCTTGATCGTACTGCTGGCGACTTAGCTAATTCTAATGCAATTTCCGCTGAAACAACTCGTGCAACAGCTGCAGAAGGTGTTTTAACTACTGGCTTGACATCTGAAGTTACTCGCGCTCAAGCATCTGAAAGCCAATTATCATCTGATTTGGCTTCTGAGACATCTGCTCGTATTGCTGTCGACTCTGCTTTAGACACTCGCGTAACGACTGTTGAGGGTCAAGTTAACGGCAAAATTGGCGACCTAACTACTTTAGCAACTAATGCTAAAACTACTTTAGTAGCTGCGGTTAATGAAGTAGATGCATTAGCTTTACAAGTTAAGTCTGATCTTGCAGCAGAAGTAGTTAGAGCAACGACTGCAGAAGCTTCTGTACAAGCAGCAGCTGCGGCTGATGCAACAGCTAAAGCTAGTGCGGCTCAAGCAGCAGCGCAAACTTACGCTGATGGCTTGGCTGCAAATGAAACAGCTGCGTTGCAAGCGGCTAGCTTGGCTTTGACTAACGAAATCAATAACGAAGTTACCAGAGCAACTGCTGCTGAGGCAACTTTGACAACTGGTTTGTCTAATGAGGTTGCGGCACGTACTGCTGCTGATACTCAGATCCGTTCTGACATCAATGCAAACATCTTTACATTCCAGTCAGGTGTTTCTGCAACTACTCACGTTGTTGCTCATAACCTAAATGCTGATTTTGTAGACTTTACTGTACTTACTCAAGGCGCAGATGGCGTTTATAGAAATGACATCGTTTGCGTTGAAGAGACTAATGGCAATACATTGACTGTTTATTTATCAGATGCTTCAAAAGTTAAGGTTGCTGTACAAGCAATAAAATCTATTTGAACAAGTCCCGCTGTAGTAACAGCGCCGGTGGTAATTCCACCTGTTGTAATAAAAACAGCGGTCTCTGTGGAGACTGTATATATAGGATGGTTATCTGCTGCCGATCAAGCGGCACTCCATCTTAAATATGACACCTATCATCCTAATGGTAGTGTTAGTTGGTCTCCATATTGGATAAAGAAAACAACGTATAGCGATGGATCAATTTCCTACACTATATAAGTTAATGTTCAAAAAATAAGGTTAGACGGTGGGTTGGGCAACTTGCTCACCGTTTTTTTAAAAGTGCTTGTGACTGTGCTGTTATGAAACAAATGCCGAATGTTTGGTTAGACACTTTAACCACTTTTGATGACGCTTTAGTACATATTGAGGGGTGTCTTAATACGCTCAAAGAAAACGCCATTGAGGCTGATTTTTATAAAAAGCCAGTCAGAGAGCAGTTTAAAAATGACGTTATTTTTATGAAGCAGTTTTTTGAAAAAGCTGAATCCTTGTCAAGGGCGAATTAATGAAAGAACACCACTTAAATCATCATATATATGGATGGCTAGAGAAGATCCAGGAGAATATTGATACGTTTAAATTAAGGAGCGATGTAACTGATACTGAAAAATTGACGTTTATTTCTCATCAATATCATTTGGTCATGCTGATTTATAAGACGCTTAACGGGCAAGCAATTTATGTTGGCGCTAAAAAACCAGCATCCTAATAAATAAAGGAAATAAATATGTCAATTCGTGTTTTAGGTGACTTAGAACTTTCCGGCGTACTTCGTTGGAAAAAGAACCTTTCTGATTTTCCGTTAAACCCTGAGCCCTATACGCTTATCACAAAAGACGGTATTCCGTACTTTTACACTGAGCTTGTTAATAATTCAGGTTTTTTCTCATGGCAACCTATTGGCATTAAGCAAGCATCTTACTTGCATGTTCAAGGTGTTGCTTCATCGTTGTGGACAGTAACCCACAATTTTAATACAACAGATTTTGCTTATTTTATCTATGACAGCAACCACAATTTAATGATTGCGGATATTGCTATTGTTGATCTAAATACCATAAAAATTGAGTTATCTGAGGCAATGACGGGAACGGTTGTTCTTTTCTCAATGCAATATTTAAACTCAACAACTGTTTCTGCAACACAGCAATTAAACCTAGGCTCTGCCGTGTTAACCAGTAATGCTGGCGTGCTAGAGATTAATAACAATCCCGTTGCATTTACGCAATATGTTGATGCTCAAGATGCAGCGCTAGGCGCTAGAATCGATAATTTGGTTAGCAATGCTGATCCTTCTGCAATCGACAGTTTATCTGAAATTGTTGCAGCATTTAGTAATGCTGATGGTGATTTAAGTGCGGCTATTTCATCAATGAGCACTAGTGCTGCTTCTGCTCTGGCTGATGAGTCTACAAGAGCACAAATAGCTGAAAATTCATTACAGAGTGCATTAGATATTGTCAATTCTGTTCTTGTAACTAAGGCTGATTCAGCTATTGTTGATGCGCAGATCTCAGCATTAGAGGCTCAAATACTTTCAAATATTCAGGTTTCTAACTCTTCATTATCTAATAGTATTCCAACAGCTGTTAGTCAATTGATTAATGATGCCAATTATCAAACCGCAAGCAATGTCAGCGCCTCAATTGCTGCAGGAATCTCTGGCAAAGCTAATGCGTCATCTTTAGCTACAGTTGCAACATCTGGTTCATATTTGGATTTGATAAATAAACCGACCATACCTGTTGTTCCAGTTAATGTTTCTGCATTTATTAATGATGCTGGTTATCAAACATCAGCTCAGGTTGCCAGTGCTATTGTTTCAGCTTCAGCTTCTGCTACTGGTAGTTCCTCAAATAATTTTGCTGTAAATACATTAACCGTGTCAGGCAACATTATGCCTGCGGTATCTGGGGTGTCTAATATTGGTTCGCCGACTGATAAATTTGATGCGATCTATACTAAAGAGCTTCATTTAGATGCCAATACTTTGTATTTGGATGGCGTTCCTGTTCTTGGTTCTACTGTAGCAACAATGAATTTTACTGCTGATGTAAATCAAGGCATTACTATTTCAACAAGTGGTACAGGTGAAACAGTTCTTAATTCACAAGCGGCCACTATTATTCAGACTAACGGTCAAAATGCGGATGTAGTTGTACAGTCTGGCGGCCAAGGCTCAATGACGCGCATATCATCATCAACTCAAGTTGTTTTGACTGCTCCTGTCGTCAACATTCAAGGTGATCAAAGTATATCAGGTGCATTAACTGTTGCCGGCAACTTTTCCGTTAATGGCACAACAACTTTTGTTAATACGGCAAATATGTCAATTAAAGACAATATTATTACTGTAAACAAAGGAGAGGCTGGATCTGGCGTCTCGTTGCGCTATGCCGGTATTGATGTTGATCGCGGTGATTTGGCTAGGCAAAGATTGGTATGGGATGAAACTGTTGGTAAGTGGGTTGCCGGGCAAACAAACCAAGAAGTTGCATTGGCAACTGAGCCATTTGTGACAGCTGCTATTGCCTCATCAACATCTAGCGTTTCTAAATCAAGTCTAGGCTTAAGTAATGTAGACAACACCTCGGATGCCAATAAGCCTGTATCAACTGCCACTGTTGCAGCTATTTCAGCAGAAACATCCAGAGCAGTTTCTGTAGAGAGTGCGTTGAGAAGTGATTTGAATGCTGAAATCACAAGAGCAGAAGCAGCTGAGGCTTTGTTTTCACAGCAAGCTAATACTTACACTAAATCAGAGGTTGACGCAGCTATTGCTGCCGCAATTACAAAGGCATTGTCTGATTTTGCAGCTACTTTATACGATTAATTTTTTAGATAACTTACATCAATTTAGGAACATAAAATGAGTACAACAATTGTAACAAGAGCATCAAAGGGAAGCCGTTTATCTTTTACTGAAATGGATAGCAACCTTACTAATTTGCAAGCTACTGCAGATGCGGCTGCATCTCAAGCGAATACTTATACAAAAACACAGGTAGACGCTAATGTAGCTGTAGTTGCTGCCAGTGTTTCTGCAGAAACAAGTAGAGCAACAGCGGCTGAAGCATTAAAGGCTCCTTTGGCGTCACCAACATTTACCGGTACTGTTAGCGGTGTTACTGCAGCAATGGTAGGCTTAGGTAATGTCAACAATACGTCCGATACTGCTAAGCCTGTCTCTACTGCTACTGCTGCAGCGATTGCTGTTGAAACATCAAGAGCCCAAGCAGCTGAGGCACTATTAGCGCCACAGGCGACTACCTATACTAAAACCGAAACTGACGCCAAGATCCAAGCTGTTGTCGGCGCAGCTCCTGCTGCTTTAGACACATTAGTTGAGATCGCTACACAGCTTTCTTCTGATGAGTCTGCTGCTGCGGCTTTGACTACTGCTGTTTCTTTGAAAGCACCTTTAGCGTCACCAGCATTTACAGGCACAGTATCTGGCATTACTGCCGCCATGGTTGGGTTGGGTAATGTTAATAACACGTCTGATTTAGCAAAACCTGTATCTACTGCTACAACTACAGCAATTGGCGTTGAAACTACAAGGGCGACTGCGGCTGAAGGTACTTTAACAACAAATCTAGCGGCTGAAGTTTCAAGAGCTCAAGCTGCAGAAGCTTTATTGGCTCCACAAGCGACTACCTATACTAAAACGCAAGTAGATTCTGCGATTGCAGCTCTTTATACAAAAGCTCAAGTTGATGCGGCTATTGCCACAGCTATTACTAACTTTGCAGCAACTTTATACGTTTAATTTTTCCCGAGTGGGTAGCAAGCTACCCACTCCATTCTCTATTATTGGAGCCTAAAAATGAGTACAACAATTGTAACAAGAGCGTCAAAAGGTGGCCGATTATCTTTTACAGATATGGACAACAACCTTATTAATTTACAAGCTACTGCAGATGCAGCTGCTCCTAAAGCCTCCCCAACATTCACTGGCACTGTTTCAGGAATTACAGCAGCCATGGTTGGGTTGGGTAATGTTAATAACACGTCTGATTTAGCAAAACCTGTATCTACTGCTACAACTACAGCAATTGGCGTTGAAACTACAAGGGCGACTGCGGCTGAAGCAACACTAACTACTGCTCTAAATGCTGCTGTAGCGCGTATTACCGCTTTGGAAAATGCATTGTTGAGCATTACTTGGTCAACATCAATCTAATTAATTGAGGGGTTATAGATGCCAATTATTAGAGATCAAGATCAAACTGTATCGCTTACCTTACGTTCAGGCGGGGCTGCGATTACTATTGATCCTACAGCATCTGTAACTGTTCAGTTATTTGCGGCCAACGGAACTACGTCTATTTCTGGCGTGGTTTCTGTTGATCCGTATGCGATAGGGGCTAATTGGGCGCATGGTATTGTGGTCGTTGATTTGACGGCTGAGGATACGATTAATGTTATGCCTCCGTCTGTTGTTTTCTTAGTTACGGCCAAGATCAATGGACATACTAAAGTGTGGTCTGCTTCTGTGCAGTCTATAGATAGTGCGCCTGTTGTTATGTCTGCATTAAGTGATAAAACGACAGCCATTAGTAGATTAAGATCGGCTTTAATGCTAGGTGTAGCAAGTAAGCTCAATGTTGATACTTCGTTAATTCTTGATGATGAATTATGGGATTATTGGAATGCTGCTGAGGCTGACGCGCAAAGACGATTAGCCGTCCCTTTGCAACCTACACAAATATTTGATCATCAACCGACTCAGGATGAGATTAGCTCATTGGCGGGAATGCCTTATATGGTTGAGCCTGGCTATGATATGCCACCCGATTTTTTTGGATCGCAATCTTGGGGAGCGATTAAGTTACGCTATTGCCCTGCGATTCAGGTACAGAGAGTAAGGCTTATTTATCCTTCAATGGAAACGCAAATGTTCGAGATTCCGTTGAACTGGATTAAGTTAGATAACAAATACGGAATGATACATATTATCCCGGGTCCAAATCTAAATACTGCGCCATTGTCTATTTTTATGATGCAGGCGATAGCTTCAGGTGTGCAAATACCACATGTGTTACGCATAACCTATCAAGCTGGCATTAATGGACAAAGCCCTGAGTTTTACGATTTAGCTGACTTGGTTAAGCAAATGGCGTTACTGCGTATTATGCAAAATGCTTTTGCACCTATGTCTGGTTCAATATCGGCTGATGGTTTGAGTCAGTCCTATTCGATGGATATTATCAAATTTCAAGATGATATTGAAAGGCGTTTAAGCGTTATTCGTGAGCGTTTAATTGGCCCTACTTGGGGTGTTTTGTAATGAGGCTTAGTCCTAGCGCATTTAATTCACATTTAAATGTAATGGGGCAGTCATTTGGCTGGCGCAAGGCTTTTGCTTGTCCTTGCATTAATCCACACTCTGGAGCAGCTAAGCCTAATTGTCCTTATTGTGGTGGTAAGGGCAGGCTTTGGTCTGATTCTGTCGATGGTAAGGCGGGTATTATTGGTAGAGATGCTTTAAAAGATTTTGCCTCATTTGGCGTTTGGGATCAGGGCGATATTATGCTATCGATTCCTTCTGATTCGCCACTTTATCAAATTGGTCAATATGATAGAGCTATGCCAACTAATCGTAGTGAGCCTTTTTCTATCAATATGACCAGAGGTCAAAATGATATTATGAGAACACCAGTGCTGTCGATAGATAGGGCATTTTGGCTAGATAGCAATAATATTATTCAAGAGGCAGGAACTCCTGCTGTTGGGAAGGACGGTGTATTGACATGGAATACCAATGCGCCGCCTGTGGGAGCAACTTATTCTTTAACCGGTCGTCGCCGTCAAGAATATTTTGTTTATGCAGAGATGCCGTTTGATAGACCTATTCATTACGGCTTAACCTTACCCCGTCGTGTCGTTATTAGACGATTTGATCTCTATGGAAAATAAATATGTCCCACGAAATGAAGCACTCTATCACTGAATTTATTGTGATACCTGATCATGAAAAAAGAACTGAATCGGCATTGTTTGCAAAGAATAAAAGAACGCTAGTTAAGCAGCTTGATCTGCCTTGCTGGGTATGCGGTAGTCGTGATTCTCGTGAGGTTCACCATTTGCATGAGTGGGCTTTATGGGGCGCACTTGATCCTGAAAAAGTATTAGACACCTTGCATATTTTTGATCCTTATGGATACACGCACAATATGGGTGAAAAAGACATTGAGTCTCCTGATGATATTCGCAATCTGCTTGTGTTATGCGGGCATTGTGAGATTGATGGTATTCCTGTTGCGGGCGGTCATCATCGAGGTGTTGATGCTGGTATTCATGATTTAACATTTCCGACATGGATAGCTCAACGAGCCACTAAAGATGGAATCTCTATCACTAAGGCTATTTTGCATGTTAAAAATCTTGATTCTAAACTAGCTAATAAGCATGACTAAATACAATGTTTCTATAGATCTGTCTGAACTATATGAGGCTAACGGCGCTATTGCAAAGGCTATTTTCGGCAATGTGGCAACTTCAGTTAAGTCGGTAGCTCATGAGGGTGCTTATAAATGGAAAGATTCGGTCAATAAGGCTAAGCTTTGGTCGGGTGAGAAAAAGCCTTATATCAAGTCAATCAATGTAGTTAGTACCGGTGATTTTTCAGCTGAAATTAGCTCTGAATATGAGTATGCTGCTGAAATAGAAAACGGTAGGCCGCTCAAAGATTTAAAGCGAATGCTTCAGACTTCGCAAAAAACTCGCGCATCTAAAAAAGGCAATAAATACCTTATTATTCCATTTAGACATAATGTTCCTGGTAGTGATGCTCACGCTATGGATATGCCATCTTCAGTTTATGCGTCAGCCGAAAGTTTAGCGCCTTCTTATGTTTTGCCAACCATGTCAAAAAACTCGGGGCTTAGATTGTCAGCAAGCGGACATCATGTAAAAAAATATTCGTATGAATGGGGTGGAAGATTGCCAGAAGGCTTAATGCCCAAGCTTAAAGATCATCATAAAACGGATATTTACGCGAGCATGGTTAAGTTTGATACTTCTACTCCTCATGCTAAATCATCTTCTTATATGACTTTTAGAGTCATGTCTGAAAAATCCTCTGGCTGGATTATTCCTGCTAAGCCAGGTCTTTATTTAGCTCAAAATGTCTCTAATCAATTGCAGCCTTTGCTTGAAAAAGCTGTGGGCGGTGCTGTTACCTTAAAATCTTTAAAGCTTTAAAGCTTTAATTATTCTCAAAACGAGAATATTCGTTTTGAGAATATTTAGTTAAAGGGGCAGGTAAGTTATTTGGCGGCAGTGTGAATAAATAGCCACGTCCCTGTGGCTACAAATTCTTAAGCCTCCAATCTACCTAAAAGCTCATCTTTTTTGATGACGATATAACCCTCTTTAATCAAGTCATCAATAAACTGTTCTTTGCTTTTAACTTCCTGATCGCTAGTTAATGCCATTACTATAGTCATTTCATCTAAGGCTTGGGTGACTAACCAGCGCCTATGCTTAAAGTCTACCAGCGGCGCGAGATTAATCGTGATGCTGTTATGTTGATGTGCTTCGGGTTTCTCTACTAACTCGCCTACTAACGATTTAGCGCGCTCTTCTATTTCTTTACTGCTTTGGAATCCGCATTCAAACCGACCACCTCGCTCCATGCGAAAGTTTACGGTTAAACTTGGTACGAGCTTCACGGCTACCCTGAAACAAGCAACAGCTTATGCTGCGACCTTTTCAGGTGGATTTGTAGCTCCACTCAATTGTCGTTCCCCGACAGTTTTAATATTGATTGCAGCATTTAAGTCACGATCAATGACTAAGCCACATTCGCAAGCGTAAGTGCGCTGCGATAATTTCATTTCACGGATCTTTCCGCAAGCACTACACGTCTTGGTGCTTGGATACCAGCGACTGATCTTAACCACTGTTTTCCCATACCATTCAGCTTTGTAGTTGATTTGCCTGTTTAACTCGCCTATCCCCACATCTGCAACCGCTTTAGATAACTTGCGATTTTTTAATATGCCAGCGACATTCAAGTCTTCAACACAGATTACATCATACTCGCTCACCAGTTTCGTAGTGAGTTTGTGCAAAAAATCCTTACGGGAATTGGCTATCTTCTCGTGAATCTTTGCAAGTACAATCCGTTGCTTATGCCATCCATTACTGCCTTTTTTCTTTTTGCTTAGCTTGCGTCCTGCTTTTTTAAGCTGACGTTGATATTTATAGGTAAATCTAGGTGCGCCTGAATGAGCGTTATCACTAGTGACAATGACATCTTTAATGCCCACATCAATACCGACCACTTTACCTGTAGAGGGCTTTAGCGCCTGCTCAACTTCACACATGAAGCCCACAAAATAGTTGCCACTAGCTGACTTACTGACCGTAACCATCTTAGGTACGCCACCTGGTACTTGTGACCATTTGATGTTTAATTCACCCAGATTAGGCAGCTTCAGGTATTGTCCTGCGCGATAATTTTTGAGTACATGTCGCTGATCCAATTGATAGCGATAGATACTCGAAACATTTGGGGTGCGTCAAATTAAAGCAACTTCACCAACACAGCTACTATACCGATAGCAAAGGCCATCATTGCGCCTAGCTTGATAATAAGACGCTGTTCCATGTCGCGCATTTCTCTTTGCAAATCGTCTTTAGTCACCAGATCTTTTAAATTAACCTCCAGTATTTCAGAAATGGCCGTTGCTTCTGCCTCTGCTTGCAGCAATTCCCAATTTAAAACATTAGGTTTTAACTGGTAATTCTATCCCACCATTTAGCATAAACTGCATTAGATGCTGCCAGTTATCAAAAGGGATGAATTGAAGCAAAGTACGAAAGTTTTC